ATGGAAAGCCCTGACGATATCGAGCGGCCGGCGCCGCCCGACTGGCAGACTATTCGCGGCGAATATGAAGGGCGGCTGTTTGAACCAAAGACCATCTGCAAGCGGCACGGCATCACCGTGTCGCAGCTGCGCTACCGCCGCCAATGCGAAGGTTGGCTCAGCCAGCGCGAGCGCAGGCCGAAAGAGGCGGTGCTGGTGTCGCGGATGCTCAAAGTGCTCGAACGACAGATAAGGGATTTGGAAATGGCCAGAAATGAACCGGTGGAGAAACGCACGAACACATTGGCCACGCAGGTCAAGACGCTGGACAAGCTGATCGAACTGGGCGCGGCGGAGCGCAATGTGGACCCAGCCGGCCGCAAGGACATGACCGATTTGCGGGCCAAACTCGTTAAGCGCCTTGACCAGTTTAAATCCCGCTAGCTCGCAGGCCGAGGTCGACTCCCTCGGCGACGACGAGGTCGAAGCCCAATACTATAACTGGCAGAAATGGGCCTTCGCCAAGCAATTGCCGCCCGATGGCGACTGGACGACCTGGCTGCTGATGGGGGGACGCGGTTCGGGCAAGACGCGGGCCGGTGCCGAATGGGTGCGGCAACTGGCGCGGCAGCGAATATCGCCGATCGCCCTGGTGGGTGAAACGATGACCGAAGCGCTCGACATCATGGTGCGCGGCGAAAGCGGTCTTATGGCCGTGCATAAGGATGATGAGCGGCCCACCTTGTGGGGCAAGAACCATTTGCGCTGGCCCAATGGAGCCGAGGCAACGATTCTGACGGCATCGGACCCCGAGCGCTTCCGTGGACCGCAATTCGCGGCAGCCTGGTGCGATGAAATCGGCAAATGGCCCCATGCGGAAGCCGCCTGGGACATGCTGCAATTCAGCTTGCGGCTGGGCGACAGACCGCGCCAATTGGCAACGACGACGCCGCGCCCGACGGCATTGATACGCCGTCTGCTCGGGGACGAGCGGACGGCCGTGGTGCATATCGCCACGCACGAGAACCAGGCGCATCTGGCGCCGACCTTTCTGGACGCGGTGGTGGCGCGCTATCGCGGCACCGTGCTTGGCCGCCAGGAACTCGATGGCGAACTGATCGAGGATCGTCCCGACGCGCTCTGGCAGCGGGCCATGTTTGGCCGGGCGACGAGCGCGCCCGACGGCCGGATCGTGGTGGCGGTCGACCCCCCGGTGACCGGACACGCCCGGTCTGATGCGTGCGGGATCATTGTTGCCGCTCGGCAGGGTGATGGCGCCTTGGTGCTCGAGGACGCCACGCTCAAGCAGGCTTCGCCGATCACGTGGGCGCGACGGGCTGTAGCGGCATTCCACGCCCATGCCGCCGATTGCATTGTTGTCGAGGTGAACCAGGGCGGTGATCTGGTGCGCCAGATGATCGCCCAGGTCGACGCCGTTGTGCCGGTGCGAACCGCTTACGCCAGCCGCGGCAAGTGGGTGCGGGCAGAACCCGTGGCAGCGCTCTATGCCCGCGGCCTGGTGCAGCATGTCGAGGGCCTCACCGCGCTGGAAGACGAGCTGTGCGCCTTCGGACCGGACGGCAAGGCGGATGGCCATTCGCCGGACCGCGTCGATGCACTGGTTTGGGCGCTGACGGAATTGGTGCTGAACGAACAAAGGCCGCGGGTGAGGGGCTTGTAGCCGGGCCGAAGGCAAAATCGCTCCAGTGGAACGATTTTAGGCGGCAAGGCCATGAGAGCTGCGCTCGAATGGCGGGGCAACAAGGTCTACCCCCACCTAACCTCCCCCTGAAGCAGGGGGAGGGACCTATCGAGATTGTTGCATTGCCGGTGGGCTACCGCGGCGCCCCTCCCCCTGGCAAGGGGGAGGTTGGGTGGGGGTCGAAAGAACGAGGAACAAGACATGCCCAATATCCTGAACCGCCTCTTTGGCGGTCGCACAAACACGCCTGAAGAAACCAAGTCGTTCGCCGGTCATACCATGCTGACTTTGAGCCAGTTGGGGCCTGCGCAGTGGAGCGGGCGAGGGTATGCGAGCCTGGTCAACCAGGGCTTCACGCGCAATCCCGTGGTTTATCGCTGCGTGCGACTGATCGCCGAGGCGGCCAATCGGGTGCCGCTGACGGTGAAGATTAACGGCCAGGCGGTGAGCGAACATCCGCTGCTCGATCTGCTGACCAGGCCAAATGGGCGCCAGTCCGGTGCGGAAATGCTGGAAGCTGTCTATGCCTATCTGCAAACGGCGGGAAATGCCTATCTTCAGGCGGGGATCGTCGATGGTGCTGTGCGCACGCTCTTCGTCTTGCGGCCGGACCGGATGAGCGTAGTGGCCGGGCGCGACGGCTGGCCCGTGGCCTATGACTATAAGGCCGGCGGCAGGGCCATACGGATTTCGCAGGACAGTGTTCCGGTGCCGGGCGTGCTGCATATGGCGCTGTTTCATCCGCTGGATGACCACTACGGCATGGGACCGCTCGAGGCCGCGCAGACCAGCCTCGATATCCACAATGCCAGCGCCCAATGGAACAAGGCGCTGCTCGACAATGCGGCGCGGCCGAGCGGGGCGCTGGTTTATTCGGCCGGGACGGGGAGCCTGACCGAAGAGCAGTTCAATCGCCTCAAGGAAGAGATGGAGGCCCATTTCGCCGGGTCGGCCAATGCCGGCCGACCCATGGTGCTCGATGGCGGGCTCGACTGGAAAACCATCGCCATGAGTCCGCGTGACATGGACTTCATCGAAGCGCGGCACGCCGCGGCGCGGGACATCGCCTTGGCGTTCGGTGTCCCGCCCATGCTGCTCGGGATACCGGGCGACAATACCTATGCGAACCTGGCCGAAGCCAACAAGGCGCTGTGGCGGCAGACCCTGGTGCCGCTGGTGGTGCGGGTGGCCCAGGAATTGAGCGGGTGGCTGGGGCCGGCCTTCGACGGGGCGGAGGTGGTGCCGGACTTCGAAAGCGTCGAGGCGCTGGCCGAGGACCGAGCGGCGCTTTGGGCTCGGGTCGGGGCGGCGGACTTCCTGAGCGATGCGGAGAAGCGGGAGCTGACCGGGGTCGGTACTGGTGCGTAAGCAATGGTGCGGATTGCGGGACGAGTGCTGAAGGCGCTCGGGTATGAAATCCGGCTGGCGACGCTGACGCTGAAGCTGGATGTGCTCCTTGCCCGGCTTGAGCGGCGCTACCGGCCGGATCTGCCACGTGCGCCGAAAGGGACACCGGAGGGCGGGCAGTGGATTGATGATCGGTCGGTCATCGGGCAGGTTCCGGTTGAGCCAGAGCCCGTTCAGGTTGCAGGGCCGCGCTGTGATTGGTTTTCTGGCGGGTGCAGCATGGGTGGCAGTTTTGGGACGACGGGGATGTACACCATTCAGGGAAAGCGCCTTTGCAGAAGCTGCGCCTTGAAGATTTTGGGAATTGAGGAATTGCCGCACATTGAACAGCAGGAAACCCTGGGCCATTTTGGTCCGAAAGGACAACAATGACGTCGAGGGTTCAGGCGCTCAATGCCGTCGTGACCGGCGATTTGATATACGGCCTGAGAAATGATGGTCGGACGGACTTGCTGTTGGTCTACGATGCGAATGCGTCCAATTTTTGGGCCCGCAATATTCCGAATGAGTCGACCTACAAGTTTGGCCGGGATGGCGAAGGCCGGAGGATAGAAGATGAACGGCAATGCACCATTGTCTCGACTGCCGCTCTGCCGCCCGAGCAGTATCAGGTTGCGATCGCTTTGGATCGCAGGATGGGATCAACGCCTGAATACCCAGACAGCCGGTTAACCGAGGACGAAATTCAATTAATCCTTACGCATGCTCGGTTTTTCGAAGAGCGATTGCTTCCAGGAACGGAGGCGCTGGTAAAGCGAGGTCAAAAACTTCGCGCAGTCGGAAGCATGCTGACACTGGAGTGGGATCCTTTCAATGCGACTGAGAATCCCTCGTCAGTGTTCGAGTACGATGACCATGTCTCGGATTTGCTGGCCTTGTTGGACACTCACGCTTCCAAGAACGAAGTTGCCCGCTTTCTGAGGATGATCGCGGGTTTGAGAAACAGACCACCCCATGTGCTTGAGCGAGCCGATGCTGCAGCGGCCAGCCTGGTGCAATTGCGGGAAAGTTGGTCCTGACCAATGCATGGCCAGAAGTTGCCGCAAATGTCGAACCACCCAAGCCCGCCCCCGGCGGGTTTTTTGTTGCCCGGAGGAACACATGGACGAGCTGACCAAAACCGTCATCGAGCGGGGCGATCTCGCTCATCTGGCGCTGTTCCTGTGGGCGAGCGGGGCGAGTGCGCTGCTGGTGTGGGCTTTGCGCGAGATGGCCAGGGTGAATCAACACTTCAACGACTTCGTGCAGGAGATCGCGCAGTTGAATCGGCTTTTCCGGAAGGAGGACTAAGCCCATGTCAGACAAGCACAATCGTGAGGCCGCACAGCAGACGTTCCGGCAATTTGCCTGGAATTTGGCGGGGACGCTGGCGGACAAGCAGCGCTCGCCACCCAAGCAGCGCGCGCGCGGGGCCAAGCGCGGATGAGCGCCATTCCGATAGATGGGGAAGGTCGGTTTGCCGGCTATGCCAGTGTGTTCAACAGGCTCGATAGCGGCGGCGATATCGTGCTGCCCGGAGCGTTCGCCAAGAGCCTCGTCAAAAGGCGCGGGCGCATTCGACTTCTGTTCCAGCACGATCCCAAGGAGCCGGTGGGCACCTGGGAAAGCATGGCCGAGGACGGTCACGGGCTGTTCGTGACCGGGCGGCTGGTGCCAGGCGTGCCGCGCTCGGATGCGCTGCGTCGGCTGATCGAGAACCAGGCGCTCGATGGACTTTCCATCGGGTTCCGTACCGTCAGGGCCAGTCGCCAGGCGGGCAAGCGCCTGTTGCATGAGATCGACCTTTATGAGGTCTCGATCGTCACCTTTCCGATGATGGAGGAGGCGCGCATCGTTTCCCCCCTCAGCGCCGGCGCGGCCATTGCCGCCGCCACAAAGACTATCCGTAACCGATAAAAGGACACCGAAATGGATCGGATCGACGACGGCCTTGAAACCAAGGCCGGCGCAGGGGGCGATATTGCCGCGCTCTTCGCTGAATTCTCCTCCGCATTCGAGGAATTCAAGGCCACCAATGACCAGCGTCTCCAGGAGATTGAGAAACGTGGTTCGGCCGACGGCCTGCTCGAGGGCAAGCTGGAGCGCTTGAACCGGGTCATCGACGGACACAAGGCGGCGCTGGATCGCGTCAGTGCCGAACGGGCGCGACCGGCGCTGGAAGGCAAGGGTGCAACGGTGCCGGACGGCGAATACAAGGAGGCCTTCTCGGCCTATATGAAGCGCGGCGAAGAAAAGGCGCTCCAGGTGGGCGTCGCTGGTGACGGCGGCTATGTGGTGCCGGGCGAGGTTGAGACCGAGATCACCCGGCTGATGACCCATATTTCGCCCATTCGCGCCATCGCCGGCGTGCGGCAGGTTTCGGGCTCGGTCTATAAGCGCCCGATCACGGTCACCGGGCCGCAGACCGGCTGGGTGGGCGAGACGGCGAGCCGCCCGACCACCGACAGCCAGACGCTGGCAGAACTGAGCTATCCGACGACCGAGCTCTATGCCATGCCGGCGGCGACTACGGCTTTTCTCGAAGACGCGGCAGTGGATGTGGGCCAGTGGATTGCCGATGAGGTCAATGCGGCCTTTGCGGCGCAGGAAACCACGGCTTTCGTGACCGGCGATGGCAATAACAAGCCGAGCGGGTTCCTCAACGGCACCAAGGTGGCGGAGACAAGCTGGAGCTGGGGCAATCTGGGCTATCTGGCAACCGGCGTATCGGGTGCCATGCCGGCGAGCAATGCCAGCGACGTGCTGATCGACCTGGTCTACGCGCTCAAGGCCGGGTATCGGCAGAACGCCAATTGGGTGATGAACCGCAAGACCCAAGGCGCGCTGCGCAAGCTCAAGGATGCCGACGGAAACTATCTCTGGCAGCCAGCGGCGGCGGCCGATGGGCGAGCCAGCTTCATGGGCTTTCCGCTGGTGGAAGCCGAAGACATGCCCAATATCGGTGCGGACAGCTTTTCGATTGCCTTTGGCGACTTCCGCCGCGGTTATCTCATCGTTGACCGCCAGGGCGTCTCGGTGCTGCGCGACCCGTTCAGCTCAAAGCCCTACATCCTGTTCTATACCACCAAGCGGGTCGGCGGCGGGATCGCGGACTATGACGCGATAAAGCTACTTAAATTCGGTGTGAGCTGAGGCCCACCCCCAGCTAGCCTCCCCCTGAATTAGGGGGAGGGACCTATCGAGCACGCCTCGATCTCAGCTGACCACCGGCCAACCCCTCCCCCATCTCCAGGGGGAGGCGGGGTGGGGGTCTCTCCAACAAGGAACAAGAACATGACTGCATATCTCCTGGCGGGGCCCGCCGAGGAGCCGGTTTCGCTCGTCGAGGCCAAGGCATTCCTCAAGGTCGATGACACGGCTGAGGACGGGCTGATCGGCACGTTGATTGGCGCGGCGCGTCTGCATGTTGAAGGCGTGACGGGCAAGGCGTTGCTGGCACAAAGCTGGCGGCTGGTGCTTGATGCCTGGCCCGAGGGGGGCGTGGTGAAACTGCCGGTGTCGCCCCTCTTGTCGGTGACGGGCATCGCGGCCATCGACGAGAATGGTGGCAGCCGCGAAATCGCGATGGCCCAATTTCTCAGCGAGCCGGATCGGCTGATCGTGCCGCCTGTCGTTGTCGGCATGCCGGCATTGCGCACCCGCCAGGGGCTGGAGATCGACTATGTCGCCGGCTATGGCGCCGAACCCGCCGACGTGCCGGCCGATTTGCGCCAGGCGCTGCTGGGCCTGGTGGCGCATTGGTATGAGCACCGCGACGCAGTGATCGTGGCTGGATCAGGTGCCATCGTGCCCTCGGGATTTGATCGTGCCGTGTCGGGCTACAAGCGGGTGCGGTTGTGAGCGGGGAGAAGATTCCGCCTGTCGGAACCCTGACGGACCGGGTCCAGCTCAAGCGCCGCGATAGCCAGGACGACGGTGGCGGTGGCCATGTGAGGATCTACATGCCGGTCGCCCATCTCTGGGCGAGGGTGCGCAGTCTGACCGGGCGGCAGGGGACCAATGCCGATGGGCGCGCCGTGGCGATCTCGCACAGCGTGGTGCTGCGCTTTCGCAATGACATCTCGCCGGGGGACCGGATTGTCTATCGCGGGCGCGATCTCGATGTGGTGAGCGCTGCCGATCTGAATGGACGACGGGCCTATCTGAGCTGCGCCTGCAGCGAAACCAGTTTCACGGGGTGAGAACATGCACCCAATAGCAAGTTTGCAGGCGGCGCTGGTGGAGGCCCTCTCGAGCGATGCGGCGCTGGTGGCGCTGATCGGATCCGATGGCGTGTTCGATGCGCCGCCGCGCGACCGGCCGGCGCCTTACGTGGTGATCGACCGGCACGACGTTCGGCAACGCGATGGTGATGCAACACCAGGCCAGGAGCATCGGGTGTTGCTGCATTGCTGGAGCAGTCAGCCGAGCCGCAAGGCCGCACTGGAAATTGCCGAGCGCGTAGTGGCGGCGGGGAGTTCGGCGCTGGCACCCGCTGGGCTGACAGTGACGCATGCCGAACACATGCGCACTGAAACCAGCATCGATACGGCGACCGGGCAGGCGCGGGCGGCGGTTACGCTGCGATTTTTCAGCGAGTAGCGGAGACAAAAATGGCAGCCCAGAGCGGCAAGGATATGCTTTTGAAACTCGATCAGAACGGGTCGGGCAGTTTCATCACCGTGGCGGGGCTGCGCACGCGCAGTCTCAATTTCAATGCGGCAAGCGTCGACACCACCGATCAGGAAAGCGCCGGGCGGTGGCGGGAGTTGCTGGCCGGCGGCGGCGTCAAGCGGGCCTCGGTATCCGGCAGTGGCGTGTTCAAAGATCAGGCTTCGGACGCAGCGATCCGTAGTCTGTTCTTTGCCGGCACCATCTGCAACTGGCAGCTCATTCTGCCGCACTTTGGCACCGTGGAAGGCCCGTTTCAAATCGTGGCGCTGGAATTTTCCGCCGATCATGCGGGGGAAGTGACGTTCGACCTGGCGCTGGAGAGTGCGGGTGAAGTGAGCTTCGCGGCTGCGTAGGAAACAAGCATGACCAATATTCATCGTGGTGAAATCGCTGCCGAGATCGGTGGCGAAACGAGAACTCTTTGCCTGACGCTGGGGGCGTTGGCGGAACTGGAGGCACGGCTGGGGGCGGGGGATCTGGCCGGACTGGCCGAGCGGTTTGGCGAAGGCCGGGTTTCGGCGCGTGACCTGACCGCCATTCTGGGCGCTGGACTGCGCGGCGGCGGCAATGCCCTCAGCGATGATGACCTGGCCCGTATGAGCGTCGAGGGTGGACTGCGGGGCGCGGCCGAGATCGCCGTGCGGCTTCTGGAAGCAACCTTTGGAGAACGCGGATGAGGCCGTTTCCGTGGACGGATGCGATGAGTTTCGGGCTGGGGGTGCTGCGGCTGCCGCCGCGCGATTTCTGGGCCATGACACCAAGAGAACTGGCGTCGGCCTGGGGGGCGATCATGGGGGATAGGACCGGGCCGCTCGAGCGGCGCGATTTACAGAACTTGATGGAGCGCTTTCCCGATGGCCAGTGATCTGTTTGGCGAGGAGTTTCGCGACGAGCTGAGCGATGTGCAGGTCGAGCTGGGGCGCATCAGCGATCTGGCCGATGGCGTGGCGAGTTCGGTCAGCCGTGCGTTTCGTGGCGCGGTGATGGACGGCAAGTCGTTTCGCTCGGTACTGAGCGATATTGCCGGTGCCTTTGCCGATATCGCACTGAAAGCTGCGTTCAAGCCGCTTGGAACACTGGTCGGCGGGCTGGTGGATAACATCTTCACCGCGACCAACCCGGCATTGACGAAATTTGCCAAGGGCGGGGTGATCGCGAGCCCGAGCTACTTCCCGCTTGGGCAGGGCCTGGGTCTGGCCGGTGAGGCGGGGCCGGAAGCGATCATGCCGTTGCAGCGCGGGCCGGACGGACGGCTTGGTGTCGCCGGGGGCGGCAGCGCGATCAATGTGACTTTCAATGTGACTGCGAGCGACGCGCGCAGCTTTGCGACGAGCGAGGCCGAGGTGAGCGCGATGCTGCTGCGGGCGGTTCGGCGCGGCACGCGGGGAAGCTAAAGGGTGGCAGCGAGGAAAACATGAGCTTTCATCACATACGCTTTCCGCTCGATATCGCGCTGGGGGCGCGGGGCGGGCCGGAGCGCAGGACCGATGTCGTGACCTTGGCGGGCGGCGGCGAGAAGCGGAATGGGCGCTGGGCGCATTCGCGGCGGCGCTACAATGCCGGTTATGGCATTAAATCGCGGGCTGACATGCAGGCGGTGTTGGCGTTTTTTGAAGAGCGACGCGGGCGATTGCACGGGTTTTTGTGGCGCGACGGGCTGGATCACTCTTCCGGTGGTGCGGCGCCGTTGCCGACCGACCAGGATATTGGAAACGGCGACGGGGTGCAGACCCAGTTTCAGCTGACCAAACGCTATGGCGCTGCGTTCGACCCCTATTTGCGGCCCATTGCAAAACCGGTCTCGGGCAGTGTGCGCGTGGCGGTGGATGGGGTGGAGCAAGCGGGTGGCTGGAGCGTGGATGCGACCAGCGGCATCGTGGGCTTTGCCAGTGCGCCGGCAGACGGGGCAAGCGTAACCGCCGGGTTTCTCTTCGATGTGCCGGTGCGGTTCGACACCGACCGGCTCGACATCGAACTCAACAGCTTTGATGCGGCCGAGGCGCCGAGCATTCCACTGCTGGAGATCTTGCCATGAGGGAACTGCCACGCGACCTGGCGACGCATCTGGCGCAGGACGAGACGACGACGGCAAAATGCTGGCGCCTGATCCGCAAGGACGGGGTGACGCTAGGCTTCACCGATCACGACCGGCCTTTGGTGATTGCGGGCACCGATTGCACGCCGACTTTTGGCCTCGATGGCGGCGAAGTGCCGTCGCGGCTGGGCCAGCAGGTGGAAACCGGCGAGGTTCTGGGCGTGCTCGACAACGCCGCCATTGCCGAGGCCGATATTCTGCAGGGCCGCTATGATGGCGCGCGTGTCGAAACCTGGCTGGTGAACTGGTCCGAACCGAGCCAGTGCTTGATGCTCAGGGTCGATACCATCGGCGAGATTGTCCGGGAAGACGGGGTGTTCCGGGCTGAATTGCGGTCGCCCCAGCAGGCACTCAACATAACCAGGGGGCGTATGTTCCAGGGGCTGTGTGACGCCAATGTCGGCGACGAGCGCTGTGGCGTCGATATCGACAATGCCGCCTATCGCGGGGAGGCCGTTGTTGTCGGGGTGATCGACGATTTTCAGCTTCGCGTCAGTGGGTTGGCCGGATTTGACGAGAACTGGTTCGCCTTCGGGGTGGCGCAATGGACCGATGGCGAGCGTCATGGACTGCGCGACCCGATCATGACACATCGCCGTGACGCCGATGGCGACACACTGGGGTTTTCAAGCCGGGTTGGCGAGTGGTGCGCGCTGGGCGATGCGCTGATCGTGACGGTTGGCTGCGACCAGCGATTCACGACCTGTCGGGCGAAGTTTGCCAATACGGCCAATTTCCGTGGCTTTCCGCATATCCCCGGCAGCGACTATGTCCTGCGCCACCCGCGCAGCGGCTACGCCATGGATGGCAGGCCGGTGGTGCCATGAACGCCGAACTGGTGGTGAGGGCCGCGCAGGCCTGGCTCGGCACACCCTATCGGCATCAGGCCTCGGCCCTGGGCGCCGGATGCGACTGCCTGGGATTGCTGCGAGGGGTGTGGCGAACGCTTTACGGCGACGAGCCGGTGTTGGTGCCGCCCTATCGAATGGACCGGCGCGGCCAGGAACGCGATCCTGCACTGCGCTTGGCGGCGGAACGGTTTCTCATCGCGGTTGAGGGGCCGGCACAGGCGGGGCAGGCGGTTCTGTTTCGACTGGGCGGCACTGCTGAGCCGCGCCATTGCGGCATTCTGATTGCACCGGGCCGTTTCATCCATGCCCAGGAGCATCTGGGGGTGATCGAGGCGAACCTGACTTCAGGCTGGGCCAAACGGGTCAGCGGCCGGTACCGGTTTCCGGCCCAGAGCTGAGGCCGACCTGCGTCGACGACGGCAGACTAAACTCCAAGGAACAATAAGATGGCGACACTGGCACTATCAGTTGCCGGGCAGTTTGCCGGTGGGCTGCTGGGCGGTCCTATCGGCGCGACAGTTGGGCGGGCGTTGGGGGCACTGGCCGGCAGTGCGGTAGACGGCTGGCTGTTCGGCGACAACAAGGCCGAAGCCCCGCTATTCGATGTACGGCTGGGGGCGTCGAGCGAGGGGCTGAGTATCCCCCGGCTCTATGGCTGGGGGCGATTGTCGGGCAACATCATCTGGGCGCGAGAACTGGTGCGCCATGTCAGTGATACCGCCGGTTCCAAAGGCATGCCGTCGGCTGCCGAGGAAACTGAAGAGATCCTCGCCAGTTTCGCTGTCGCTTTTTGCGAGGGCCCGGTGGCCAGGCTTGGACGCATCTGGGCCGACGGGCAGTTGCTCGACACGGCTGGTCTCAATCTGCGCTTCTACCACGGCGACGAAGAGCAGACCGCCGACAGCCTGATCGAGGCAACACAGGGGAACGGCAACGCGCCCGCTTATCGGGGCGTCTGCTACCTCGTGGTCGAGAACCTGCCGCTGAGCCGCTTCGGCAATCGCATCCCGCAGCTTTCCGCCGAGTTATGCCGTGTGGTTGGCGATCTGGAGCCAGCCATCCGCGCCATGACGATCATCCCGGGTGCAACGGAATTTGGTTATGACCCTGAACCCCGGATCAGGGTGTTGGGGCCGGGCGCGGGCGTGAGCGAGAATGCGCATCTGCTGTCCGGTACCAGCAACTGGACCGGCTCGCTCGACGAATTACAGGCGCTTTGCCCCAATCTTGAACATGTCGCGCTGGTCGTGAGCTGGTTCGGCGACGATCTGCGCTGCGCGAGTTGCACGGTGGAGCCGCGCGTTGAGGACGCGACGCGCAATATTGAGGGAACCAGCTGGAGTGTCGCGGGTGTGACACGGACAGCGGCGCAGGTTGTCTCAAGTCATGCCGGGGGACCGGCCTATGGCGGCACGCCGTCGGACGCTTCGGTGCTCGCCGCAATCGCCGACCTCAAGGCGCGTGGGCTCAAGGTGACGATCTATCCTTTTGTGCTGATGGATATTCCGCAGGGTAATGGCCTGGTCGATCCCTATGGTGGCAGCGAGCAGGCGGCCTATCCCTGGCGCGGGCGTATCGCTTGCTCGCCGGCCCCAGGATTGCCCGGATCGCCCGAGGGCAGCGCCGCCGCCGCGGCCCAGGTGGCAGCCTTCGTGCCCGGCTATCGCGCCATGATACTGCACTATGCCCAACTTGCCGTGGAGGCAGGTGGGGTGGATGCCATGCTGATCGGCTCGGAAATGGTCGGGCTGACCAGCGTACGCGGGGCGGGCAACAGCTTCCCCTTTGTCGATGCGCTGGTGGCACTGGCCGCCGATGTGCGGGCCATTGTGGGGCCAACTACAAGACTGACTTATGCGGCGGACTGGAGCGAATATTCGGGGTGCCAGAAGGATGGTGCCAAATTCTTTCACCTCGACCCGCTCTGGGCCTCGGCCGATATCGATGCGATTGGGATCGACTGCTACATGCCGCTGGCCGATTGGCGGGACGGAGAAGACCATGCCGATCTGGCGCTGGCGCGGACGGGATATGAGCTCGACTACCTGGCGGGCAATATTGCCGGGGGCGAGGGCTATGACTGGTTCTACGCCAGCGAAGCGGATCGCCGGGCGCAGCTCCGCACGCCGATTACCGACGGGGCGCATGGCGAGCCATGGATCTGGCGCTACAAGGATATCGAAGCGTTCTGGGGGCAGCAGCATTTCGATCGCCCTGGCGGCGTGCGAAATGCGTCACCGACCCCCTGGGTACCCGGCTCGAAGCCAGTCTGGCTGACCGAGATCGGGTGTGGCGCTGTCGACAAGGGCGCCAATCAGCCGAATGTTTTCGGTGATAGCAAGAGTGCCGAGAATGGGCGGCCCTACTTTTCCGCTGGCACTCCCGACGCGCTGATCCAGCGGCAGGTGCTGCGGGCGCATCATCTGCGCTGGAACGACCCAGCCTACAATCCGACCGGCATGGTTGATCCAGAACGGCTCTATTGCTGGACCTGGGATGCACGGCCATTTCCGGTGTTTCCGGCGCTGACGGAAGTGTGGTCCGATGGCACCAATCATGCCACCGGTCACTGGCTGACCGGCCGCCTGGGTGGGCTGGCCAGCGATGAGTTGGCCCATGCCGTGGTTTCAGAGCATGACAGCATCGTCTTGGCCGCTCCCTCGGCCCCGCTGATTGGCGGACTGACTGTGTCAGGTGCCGGAACGGCCCGCGATGTGCTCGAAACCGTGTTTGACCTGACAGGGCAAAAACTTGCAGCGCGTGGCGATGCAATGGTCGGCATTGCCCAGGGCGGGGGACCGGCGCTTGAGCTGGAATACGAGACCCTGGCCAGTACTGACGCGCCGGTGCTGTCGCGTCGGCGCGATGACGGCGCCGAGAAGCCGGCGCGGCTGACGCTCGGACATTTTGACCGGGAGCGGGACTATCTGGCAGCGACATCGGCAGCGATCCGACCGGATCGGGGACCGCTGGTGACCCACAACAAGCCGGTCGTGCTTGATAGCGGCGCTGCCCGGCAAGCGGCCGAACGGCTGCTCGACCAACATGCGGCGGGTGGCGACAGTATCGAGTTCGCTCTGCCGCCTGGCCAGGTTGCGCTTGAGCCGGGCGACCGGGTGACATTGCCTGATCTTGCCGAGGGGCCTTTCGAGATCACCGAAATTCGCGATGGTGCCGTGCGTCAGATCTCGGCTAGCGCAGTGCGCCGAGGTGATGCGCTGGCCACCGGCATAGATCGACCGCGTGGCAACCAGCCGGCCATAATGCCTGTGATGACGCCCTTGGTGGTTGCAGCGCATCTGCCTCCATTGCCATCCGATCCGCTGCGCAGCCGATTGGTTCTCGGCGCCTACGCCGATCCCTGGTCCGGGCCGGTGAAGATTGCCGACGATGCTACGGGCACCGAATTGACGAGGCTGAACCGCCAGTCGGCGATCGGTGAACTGCTCACGCCATTGCACCCGGGGCCTGAAGCGCTGTGGGACTTGAAGAATACCCTCGGCATCCAGTTGAACGCGGGACACCTCGCCGATGTGGAGCCATTGGCCGCACTGGCGGGTGCGAACCGGGTCGCAATCGAGACGGATGCCGGCGACTGGGAGATTATCGGGTTTGCCGCCGCAGAACTGGTGGCACCGGGGCAATATCGGCTGACCGCATTGTTGCGGGGGCTAGAAGGGTCCGTGCAAGCTATCGGCACCGTGTCGGCTGGCCGGCGGGCGATGGTTCTGAACCAGACCCTGATGACTCTTGCGGTGGGGATGGACTGGATTGGCGAAAGCCGCGACCTGCGGGCAACCGTTGCGGGCGGTGGCGCCGGTGAGATCGTGACGGTCGCCCCCCGAGTTCGGCCGGTGCTGCCTCTCTCTCCCGTTCACCTCAAGGGGACCAGGCTGGCGGATGGATCGATCACGCTGGAATGGACCCGCCGCAGCCGGGCCGATGGCGACGGCTGGGGCGTGGCCGAACCACCGCTCGAGTTTTCGCCGGAAAGCTGGCAGGTCGAGATCGTGACCGGCGGCGCGCCGGTGAGAACACTGCATACGGCGCATTCATACGTCCAATATCCGCTGGCCGACCAAATCGCCGATTTGGGCGGGCCAGCCAGTGATTTCACCTTCAAAGTTCGACAAGTCAGCGCAACGCTCGGTGCGGGCCATGGCGCGATTGGAATGTTCCATGACTGATGCACGGTTTGACACCTGCCTCGCCGAGATATTCAGGCATGAGGGCGGATATGTGGATCATCCGTCCGATCCTGGCGGGGCCACAAATATGGGGATCACCCGCAAGACCCTGGCGCGCTGGCGCAATATTTCGCCCTGGTGGGATCTGCCAAAAGCGGAGGTGCAAAACCTGGACCGGGACGAGGCCGCCAAGATCTATCGCGCTGGCTATTGGGATGCCTGCCGGGCAGGGGACATGCCATCGGGCGTCGATCTGGCAGTGTTCGACTTCGCGGTCAATTCCGGCCCAGGCAAGGCAATCCGCTGCCTGCAGCAGGTGCTCGGCGTTGTCGCCGACGGTCTGGTTGGTCCCATCACGCTGGCAGCCGCTCATCAATCCAGCGCCGCAAGAACGGTAGATGCGCTGTGCGACCGAAGGCTCGATTTTCTCAGGGCCCTTTCCACTTTTCCGGTGTTCGGGCGCGGCTGGACCCGTCGCGTCGAGACAATTCGCGCTGCAGCGCTCGCTGTGGCTCCGACCAGAGATTCAACTCAAGGAGATGAGACCATGGATATCCTTTCGGGCTACAAGACCTATATCGTGGCAGCATTCATGCTGCTGGCCGGCCTTGCGCAGATGCTGGGCATCAACCTGCCGGCGCTGGATAGCGGTTCGGCAGGGAGCCTCGTGCTGGAATCGCTGGCCATATTGTTCCTGCGCAAGGGATTGAAGGGAGATACCCGGAAAGCCTGA